GGAGTTTGGATGAAGGCCGATTTTACATCAGAACATGAGTGGGGCGTTAAAAATTTGTGTGACTCACTTGGTGTTGATGGTGAAAAGCTTGGTGTTGATGGGCGCACCATCACCTCGCCGTCAAATTTGTGCCAGATCCTCTGAGTAGGGGGGTCCTTGGCGCCTCAGGAGGCCCTACCCGATGGCCAAGCGCCCTACCAAAAGTCAAGAGCCCGAGGTGGGCAGTTTTGAGGCCTCTGAGGCCGATTCTGGAGTCCTGGAGGAGGCCTTGGTGGGTGATTCCACCGAGGAGCCTACAGAGGCTCTTGAGTCTGCCGAGGTAGACCCTGGCGCGGAAATCGAGACGGCCTTGGCCGAGCCTCTAGCCTGGATTCTTGCCCAGGTGGATGCCGGCAAAGGCCCAGTCGGGATCATCACCAACCACAGCCGGAACGCCCGCGCTGCGGTGCTGGCTCTCGACCAGGCCGCCGGCGACCGACCCCGGACACTCAGCATCGACCGCGCCCGTCTGGGCGTGGCCGGAGTGGAGGTGAAGGGGTATTCCGCTGTTGAGCAATTGCGCGGCCTGAAACTGGGCGCCGCCTGGATTCAGGCCGGCTGCTCTCAGCGCATGCTGGACGCCACGAAGCGCGCCCTACTCAAGGGGGCCGAGTTACTCCACTAGCGAACTCGTTCCCCTCTTCCGGCCAACGGCCGAGACCCCGCCGAAAGGCGAGACAAACCCATGGCAAAGAAAGCCGCTAAGGCAAAGACCAGCGGCTGCGACCGCATTCCAGGGCCAGAAGAAGGGCTGAATGCTGCCCAACTGGCCTTCGTAGAACTTTACTGCATCACCCTGAACGCCTCAGAAGCGTTCCGTCGTCTGAAGCTCAGCCACGACGTTTCGCGCCAGTCTGCCAGCCAGATGCGCAGAAACCCCAAAGTGGACGACGAAATCTCCCGCCGGTTGCGCCAGCGCGGCGAGTATAACGACCAACTGCGCCGCGAAGTGCTTGAGACCCAGGCCTCTATCATGCGCGCCCAAATCGGGGACGTGATTGACCTCAGCACCCTGGAGATTCGCCGCCGGATTCCGGCCCGCGCAAGGGTTGCGCTCTCGGAAATCAACATCAAGGAGCACGATGGCGGTCGGTCCATGCGGGTCAAGCTCGCAGACAAGGGCGTGGCCGCTGAGCGCCTGGCCAAGCTGCTCGGCATGTTCGAGCAGGTCGACCCGATGGAGCAGAAGCGCGAGCAGGTCGGTGAAGCTAAGGTGGTTGTCAAGGAGCGCCTTGCGGGTCTGAAGACACGCCTTGTTCCCAAATACGCCGGCCAAGAACTATCTCTGGCCGAGATGGCGGCCCTCGAGGATGTCGAGGTGGTCGACTGATGGCCCCCATCGCGCAAACCGAGAACGAGCAAGACTTTCTTGAGTATGACTGGAGCTTTTGGGGTCGCCCCAAGCAACTCCGCTGCTTCGAAGACGACTGGAAGTTCCTGGCCTATGTCACCGGCCGAGGCTTCGGGAAAACCCTAACCGGCGCCCAGTGGGTTCGCTGGCGCTGCGAGAACTTTCCGAACCAGCGCATCATGCTGGTTGGGCCCACTCTGATGGACGCCCGCGAGACCATGATCGAGGGTGAGTCTGGGATTCTCCAAGCCTGTCCACCCTGGGCTCAGCCCGTCTACAAGCCTTCCCGCCTGCTCCTGATCTGGCCCAACGGCTCGATGGCGAAGGGTTTCGGGGCTGAAAAGCCGGCCCGCTTGCGCGGTCCCAATATCACGGGCGCCTGGGGTGACGAATTCGCCGCCTGGGAGAAGCCTGAGAGCTTCAAAAATCTTCGGATGTGCCTGCGCAAAGGGCGCCCGCAGTGCCTGCTGACCACCACCCCCAAGGTGGTGCCGGCCGTGCTCGACCTGTTCGAGCGGGCGAAGGTGCGCTGCCCCCTGTGCAAGGAGAAGACGCCGCCACTCATTCGGGTTTGTCAGAACTGCAAGGGTGAAATCCCCAAGCTCCGCAATCGGATTTGGCAAATCATCAAGGGTTCAACCTATGAAAACCTGCAGAACATGGCGGAGGATTTCCTCGACATGTTCGAGGGGCTCCAGGGAACCCGCTACGGGCGCCAGGAGTTGGACGGTGACCTTCTCGAGGATGTAGAGGGCGCGCTCTGGAGCCAGGGCATGATCGACGCCCACCGCGTTACCGTGCTGCCCTCTCTGGTCAAGAAGATGGCCTTCGTGGACTCTTCCGCGAGCAACACTAAAGATTCAGACGAAACCGGCATCGTGGTCCTGGGCCAGGCAGCCAACAAGCATCTTTACGTGCTGGGTGACTACTCGGTCAAGGGTGGCGACCCAAAACACTGGCTCCCGCAACTGGCTAAAGCCAAGCGCGAGCACGGTCTCACCACCGTGGTCTACGAGCGGAACCAGGGCGGCCTGACCATGGGCCACACGATTCGCAACGCCGGCCAGGGCTGGACCCACGTCCTGGATGTTTACAGCACCGCCAGCAAGCGGATTCGCGCGGAGCCCGCCATTCCGCTCTATCAGCAAGGTTTGATTCACCACTACGGCACCGCCACTCCCAAGCTTGAACACCAGATGACCACAACGGTGCTCGGTGAGCAGAACCAGGCAGACGATCGGATCGACGCGCTGGTGATTGGAATTCACTTTTTGATGCCCGGGGCAATCGCTCTTAAGGGCCTGAAACGCCCTGAAGGATGGTAGCTTATGCTTTTGGAGATTGGACAGGAATGGCCGCCCAAGTGCGACCAGAACCGCCTACTGCTCTATGAGCGATACCTGAAGTTCTTCAAGGGTGAGCACCAGGGGGCGTTTCGCTACCTGGGCGCCCGCTCCGACATCGACAAGCGCCTGAGCCCGCGCAAAATCGCTCTCATTCTGAACTACCCTTCCCTCATTACCAAGGCCTCCGTAGACCTGCTTTGCGGCGAAGCGCCCAAATTCGTGGCCACTGGGACCGGGGCAAAGATAGTTCAGAAAGACCTGGACGAGTTGGTTAAAAAGAACCGCCTGGAATCGGTTCTCTATGCCACTCAGACCATGACCAGCGTGCGCGGCGATGGCGTTTTTCGTGTTCGTGACAACGGTCAGCGCATCGTGATTGAGCAGATCCCGGCTCACAACTACTTTGTGAAGCTAGACCCGGACAACGAAACCGAGGTTCTAGCGCAGGCGGTGGCTTGGATTCGCGAGGACCCGTCTGGGAAGTTCCTGCGCGTCGAGCACCACGAGGCCGGCACCATCACAAACGAAGCCTACCGTGTCAGCGAGAACAAGGGCAGTGGCGGCACCTGGAAAGTCACTGAAAAAGTGGCCCTAGCCGAGGCCTATTCGCCACCCTACATGCCCCCGGCGGAGGAAGAGAAGACCGGACTGGACTATCCGCTTCTCTGGCACGTTTCGAACTACTATGACGGCGAAAGCTTCTGGAGCCCGAGCGACTACAGCGGCGGCCTGGATACCCTCTTTGAGGCCCTGAACAATCGCCTGAGCAAGATCGATTCTTACCTGGACCGCCACCAGCGGCCGATCCTGATTGGCATGCCCGGCATGGGAGACCAGGAAGGCGCGGTGGATAGCCGGCGTGACTACGTGGAGCCACAGACTCCCGAGATGGCCAAAGACCTGCCCAAATACGTCACGTGGGACGGCCAGATGGAAGCCGCGTTCAAAGAACTGGACGAACTGAAGCGGCAGATTCGGGTCCAGTCGGAGACGCCCAAGCGCCTGCTGGGTGAGTCTGAAGATACCTCGATCGACTCCGGCCGGGCCATGCTCAACGACTTCATTCCCATCGAAAAGAAGGTAAATCGCAAGCGCACCCTTCTTGACCCGGTGGTCAAGGAAGTGGTCATGGCAGCCCTTGAGCTTCACCAGAAGCGATACCAGGGACCATCGGTTGAGGCCATTTCCATTGATATCAAGTGGCAGGACGGCGTTCCCCAGGATTACATGGAGGCCGCTCAGACTGAATCGACTTTGGTTCAGAACAAGCTCAGCAGCCGCCAAAGCGCCATGGAGCGCCTGTTCGGGATCAGTCCCGAGGAATCCCAAAAAGAGTTGGATCGGATGGACTCCGAGACGCAATCCCAGGCACCGCCTGGAGACACCCTTCCCGGCCAGTCCGGAGAAATGAGCCCCAATGGAACCGGAACAGTCCCAGTCACAGGAGCAGCAGCAAACGGCGCAGTCGGAGCAAGGAACTCAGCAACAGGAACTGCCTAAAGCGGTTGGTGCTGAGGATAACTATTTCAAGCGCCAATTCGAAAAAGCAGAGAAACGAGTCAAAGACCTGGAGCGGGCTTCCATGTCAGAAGTCGAGCGGCTGAAAGCCGAACGCGACGAACTGGCCAAGGAACGCGACAGCTACAAGGCCGAGATTCACGACAATAAACGCAAGTCTGTGTTTGAAACGGTAGCCAAGGCGGCCGGCGTTATCGACACTGAAGTGGCCTACCTGCTGGGCAAAGAGAAGCTGACCCTGACCGACGACGGCAAGCTTATGGGGGCAGACCAGTTTGTAAAAGAACTGAAAATTAGTCGTCCCCACCTGTTCGCTAATGGCGGCAAACTGGGCTCAGGTGGTGGAAACACCCGACAGGCTGGCTCTAAAGAAGCCGCCAACGCCCGCATGAATCAGATTCTGCGCGGCCACTAAACCCCAAAATTAACGCATAACCTTCGGATAGAAGGGCACTGAGGGCGCCTCACAGGGCGCTTTTTTCGTGCCCTTTTTTCGTTGGTGGAAGGGTCGAAATGCCTACATTCAACAGTTCCCCCAGCCGTGACGACATGGCCCATCTCATCCCGGAGGAGGTGGAGCAGCAGATTTTCACCTCTGCCGAGGAGCAGTCTGTTATCCTGCGCTTGGCCACCCGCCTGCGCAACGGCAGCCGCAATCAGCAAATCCTCAAGGTGGACGAGAGCTTGCCTGTCGCCTACTTCGTAGAGGGAGACAGCGGCCTCATCCAGACCAGCAAAATGACCTGGGAAGACAAGATTCTCCACTATCACAAGATCGGCGTGATTGTTCCCATTCCGGACGACATCGGCGAGGACATGGATGTGGACTATTGGGGCACCATGATGCCGAAGATTGCGGCGGCTTTCGCTTCCAAAATCGACGGCGCGGTTCTCGAGGGAACCAGCGTCCCAGGCTCCTACCAGTGGCCGACCAACATCGCCGATGGTTGCGCCTCCGCCGGCCACAGCGTGGACCTGTCCAACATCATCGGTGCCAGCGGTGACCTTTATGACGCGCTTCTCTCCGAGGGCGGCGTAAACAGCAAACTGGAAGACGATGGCTTCGAGGCCACGGCCCACGTGTGTGCCTTGTCCATGAAGTCCAAGCTTCGTGGCTTGCGTGGCTCCGACGACCACCCGATCTTCAAGTCGGATCCCATGGGTGGAATTCAGGGCGTCACAAACTACACACTGGACGGCGCCCCCTGCCTGTTCCCCAAGAACGGTTGCTTGACTCCGGCCAGCAACCTGCTAATTGCCGGCGACTGGCAGCACTTGGTTCATTCGTTTCGCCGCGAACTGACCTTCAAAGTCCTCGACCAGGCGACTATCAATGATGAGTCTGGCGCTACCATCTTCAACTTCGGCCAGCAAGAAACGCGCGGCCTGCGCGTCACGATGCGCTGGGGCTGGCAGATTCCGAACCCGGTCAACCGCACCAATTCGGATTCCACCACCCGCTATCCGTTCGCCAAACTCGTCCCGTAAGGCGGTCTGCAGATGGCTCTGGTTACGACACTCAGCGGCGAGAACTCGGACTCTTACGTTTCCTTGGCCGAAGCCGACGAGTATTTCGCGGCCGGATATCACCTGCAGTCTGCCACGTGGGACGCGCTTGCGACCGACGAAGCGAAAGAGACCGCCTTGCGCACAGCTGCGCGTGACCTGAACAGGTTGCGCTATTTTGGACGCAAGGCGGTCTCTACCCAGGCCCTGGAGTGGCCTCGGGTCTACCGGTCAATCTGGACCGCCGACACCATTCCTGAGCCCATCAAACAGGCCCAGATGGAGCAGGCGCTGGCCCGCTCTGCAGGCGCTTGTTGTGCTTCTGCGGACCCTTGGGGCGTTTTGTCGGTGGACTGCCAACTGCTCCTCAAGGGCTACTGGACGAACACCGGCCACGTGTTTGCCGGCGACCGAGAGTCTGCAGTTCTGACCAACTTCAGCGAGTATGCGGACGGTCAGCGGGAGTGGGACGAGGATGCCTGATGGCCTGGAAGGCGTTCTGCGCGAGCTGGACCGCGTTACCAAGACTATCACGGCCGACGCCCTGGAAGGCGCCACTGAAGCCGGCGGCCAGATTCTGGACATCGCCCAGCAGAACTGCCCCGTGAAAACAGGTAACTTGCGAAACTCCGGATACGTCCACGTTCTGGGCTACGAAGTGGAGATCGGATTCTCCGCCGATTACGCCGCCACCGTGCACGAAGACACCTCTGCCGGCCACGACACGGGCGAGGCCAAGTTTCTGGAAACCCCCTTCAAAACCGCCCCCCAGATTTTGCCTGAGGCGATTGTGAGAAAGGCCAGGGTCTAAAATGGCGGACTTGTCCGATTGGGTCTGCAACGTGGCTGCCCTACTCACGGCCAACGGCCTGGGCGCGCTCAACCTGTCCATGTGGATTGGCCAGTTTCCCAAGACCGACCAGGAGGGCCTTCTGTTGGTCCCTACCGGTGGCTTCGCTTCCATCAAAGTTCCCAGCACCGAGCGTCCCACGCTACAGATTACAGCCCGGGCCCGAGAGCACTGCAAGGCCATGGAGAAAGCTCTGGTCGTGCATAGCCTGCTGAATGAGCCGGCTTCCCCCCGGGTCAAGAACGAGACTCGCATTCTCTACTCCAAGGCACTCCAGCCGCCTTTTCAAATCACGCGACGCGACTCCGAAAACTTCTTCACCATCGTTTGCAATTACCAGTTCTGGCTGACCTAGACAGTCGCCACCGCAACCCAACACCAAAAATAGGCCCTTTGACCGGGGCCTTTTTTTATTTCACGAGGAGGCACAAATGGCACAAGACGGCCAGATCATTACCTTAGACGTAGACGACGCCAAACTTCGGCAGATTCTCACCGACCCCGTGGGCGGCCCCGCCACTTTTGACGAATGGCTCGACGTATTCGGCGTCAACGGATTTTCGCTCAGCCCGGAATACACCGAGAAGGAACTGGCCGGAGACGCAACCACCATCGACCAGTATTCCAAGCTCAAGAAGCTGACCGGTAGTTTTAACTGCCAGGTAACCTTCGCTACCCTGGAAGTCCTGCTCGGCGCCACTGCGGCCTACACCGGCTCCAGCCCGAACGAGACCGCGACCCTGGTGCTCAGTTCGTCCGACCTTCCGAATTATTTCGAACTGGACGTTCGCTCGAGCTATCGCGGCGGTTCTGACGCAACCGGCGGTGACTTCCACATCCGCATCAGCAAGGCCAAGATGACCAAGTTTACTTACACCATGGCCTCCGAGGAATACGCTACTCTGCAGATTGACTGGGCCGGCGTTGCGCGTCTTGCCGATGGTTATTTCATGACCATGGTGGAGAATGAGACCGCTGTCACCTACACCGGCTCGCCTGACACCACCGCCCCCACCCTGTCGACCAGCACGCCTGCCGACGGTGCTACCGGCGTTTCTGGCACGGCAAACATCGTCCTCAACTTCTCTGAGGAAATCGTTTACGACATTGGCAACTATGCCATTGCCAAGGCCGACGGAACCGCCGTCGCCTTCACCGGCAGCAAGACCGACGCCGACACGGTAACCCTCAACCCCACTCCCACCCTCGACAGCGCAGGCGTTTACATCGTCACGGTTGCCGGCGTGCGCGACTTGGCAGGCAACATGCTCGCATCCCCTGCCGTGATTAACTTCACCATCGCCTAATGCGCGAAGCACCGAAGATGTGCTTCACGCTGGGAGACAGGGTCTCGTGGGAGTTTCGCCACGACCACGGGGCCCTGTATGAACTCACCCAGCACGCGGGAGCATCCGACCCCATCGACTACATCGTGGAAGCCCAGCGGGCCGGCTGGACCACCTGCTACATGTGGGAACTGGCCTGGGCATTCTCCAACGGGCACCGCCAACGGCTCTATTCAAACCAGAGCTTTGTGCAGTTTCTCCAGTTACTTCCCGTCGGTTCGGAGTGGGTTGAGCTTTGCCTGAAGCTCATCAAGCTCGTGAACGACGGTATGCCGCGCCCGCCCAGCGAGGAGGAGAACGCGATAGCTAAGGCTGTCTCGGCTCAAAACCCTCCGGTGCCCCAGCCCGGTGGGACTGGGGCGACAGACTTTATACCGGAACCGTAATTTTCCGGCGGCGGCCCGCTGAGTTTTGGGCCATGGGACTGGATGAGTTCGCGGCCTTGTGTCGCGCTCACATGGTCCGCAACTACTCGGGCCCTCGCGTCATTTATGGCGAGGCGGCGAAGAATGCTTTGAGAGGACTTTGCGGCGGTGGCGGACCTCGGGACAATCGTAGCAAAGTTGGGAATCGACCCAAGCCAACTACAGGCAGGGGTAAACTCCGCTAAAGCTGCTCTCACTTCCGCCGGCAAGGCGATGGGCGACCTGGAAAACAAGTTCGCCAACGCTTTCAAGACTATCCAGGGTTCCGACCTGGGCAAGAACATCCGGCAACTGGCGCAGGATTGCGCGGAGGCTGCCGAACGGGCCGACGACCTGCGCGACGGCCTGAACGGCGCCTTTCGTGATTCCGCGCCGGATGTTGCCAACTTCATCGAGTCTTTGGGCACGGCGAAAGGTGTGCTCAGTGATGACTCGTTGGCCCAGGCTGCGAAAACTCTGCAAAACTTCGGCGTATTCACCGAACAGAATCTTACCATTCTGGCCGACGCTGCAGCCGCTACTGGGAAGCCTGTGGACGGCCTTGCAGAGTCGTTCGCCCGCTTCCAGAAGCTGGGTGACGCGAAGAGCATCAAGGCCCTTCAGAAGGCCTTTGGTGCGTCCACAACGGAACTGCAATCCTTCGGCGCTGTCCTGGATGCGGACAACAACCTTTTGGTTGACACTCCTGCCCGGGTCGAGGCGGCCCGCGTGGCTGTTGAAAAGTTCTCGCAGGTCAAGTTTAGCGGCGCCTTGGATGCGGTTTCTGACGACTCCGCCAAGCTGACCGGCGAACTGGAGTTGCTGAAGCGCGAACTGGGTGCAACCGCTTTCAGCTTTAAAGAAAACCTCGACAGCGCCCTCCTGCCCTTCGTGCAGGGCCTGCGTGAGGCCAGCCCGGAAATCAAAGGCTTCGTGGGCGTAACCGCTGAGCTTGCCACTGGTGCCGGCTCTGCAGTCCCACAACTGATTGCCATGGCCTCCCAGCTCAAGATTCTGGGCGTGACCATCTCGGCAGCGGCTGCCTCTACGGTGGCCCTGGTGGCCATCCTGGGCTCTGCCGCCCTGGGCCTGGCGCTCTACACCAACGAGCTAAACAAAACCAACGCAGCCGAGGAGACCTTCCTGCAGCAGCAGGAGAAAGCTGCGCGTGCACTCGCCAACAACAAGAACCTTATCGGTCTGGGCGCGGAAGAACTGAAGAAGATGGGCAAGTCCAGCAAGGACCTGGTGCCCATCCTCCAGGGCCTGCAGGACCAGCTCGCCCAGGCCCGCGACGTGGATCCGAATTCGGCTGCCACCAAGGGCCTTGAGCAAAAGATTCGCGACTTCAAAAAGACCAAAGATGACCTCGCCCGCCTGGAGCTTGCGACCAAAAAGGACGAAGCCCCGCTAGGTGGTCGCGTCGAGAAGTCTGTGAAAGAGCAGCAGGCAGCCGACGAGAAAGCCCGCCGAGAGAAGAAGGCCAAAGACGAAAAGGACGCCCGCGACAAAAAGACGGCAGCCGAGAACGCACGTAAAGAAGCGTTAGATATTGCTCTCGACGAAATTAAGCAGAAGGCTGCCGCCCGCGAAATCGACAAGGCGCAAGAGATTGCTGCCCTGCAGGAAGTGCTGTCTCGCAAGATTGCCAACGCTTCCGAGACGCGAGACATCCAGCAGCAAATCGCCAACCTGACCGGACAAATCCTGGACAAGGAAGCGGCCGAGCGAAAGACGGCCAGCGACAAGGCCAAGCAGGACGCCCAGCGCGATGCGGACCAGTTGCGCACCGTCAAGAAGGCCGGCTTTGACCAACAAATCAAAGACGCCGAGCTTGCTCTGAAGCGCCTGGACGAGGAAGAGAAGCGCGGCGCAGATGTGGCCATTCGGCGCCAGGCTGAACTTGCCAAGAAGGTTGCCGCCGAGAAGGCAAAGGTTGACCTGCAGGCCGAGGCCGACAAGGCCAAAACCACGAGCGGCGACGTCAAGGCGGCCATCACCAAGCAGGCCAAAGGCGACAAAAACAGCATCGACCAGGCAGCCGCTGCCGAGGCCGATAAGATTTCCAAAGACCGCAAGGACGCGGAGATCCAGGACCGCCAGGAGGAACTCGACTTCAACCTGGAAGTCCAACAGAAGAAGGTTGATGCGCTCAAAGCCCTGGCAGAAGCCGGTGCTGTTTCCAGCCAGAACGTGAAGACGGCCCTGGAGGAGCAGTTGGCAATTCAGTTGCAACTCATCGAGGCGCAGAAGCAGCAGGCGCTGGCAGCCACCTCCGACCCGACCAAAATCGCTCAGGCGAACAAGAGGGCCGAAATCCAGATTGCCGAAGCCAAGGCCGCGACCCGCAAGGAGATTGAGGCCACTACCAACGCCCTTAAGGCCCAACAGGAGCAACAGCGGAGCGCAACCTCCCTGGACCTGGGCGGCAACCAGCAAAGCCTGGAGGAGTTCTTCAAGAGCCAGCAGGGCTTCTTGGACATCACCAAGCCCGGAGCGACGCCAACCAAGGACCTCAAAGGCATTGCTGACCAGCAAGCCATCCTGCGCACGCTGGGCACGGCCTCGCCGCTGACTCAATCCGCAGCCGATGCAGCCCGGTCTTCCCTGCCGTTTGGCACTCAGGCCGACGCGGCACGAGGCGGCGCTGGGCAGGGTGCAGGTGGCGCTGGCGGCCCGCAGTCTAT